ACATATAACATATAACATATAACATATAACATATAACATATAACATATAACATATAACATATAACATATAACATATAACATATAACATATAACATATAACATATAACATATAACATATAACATATAACATATAACATATAATATATAACATATAATATATAACATATAACATATAACATATAACATATAACATATAACATTTGCCATGTATTCTCAAAATAGTTATCCTCTATCTATTTATTTTTTTACAAAAAAAGAAGCACAAGAATTTATATGGGATGATAATGACAATTATATAAAAAACATGACCAAGTCAGATTTAATTGCACGAAATCATATTAATAGTGACGGCAATGATTATAAAACAATTTGTGCAACATTTGCGGTAGAAGACTTTACCAAAGAAGAAAAAGATGAGCTTGTTTATTTGTTTATGATGATCCAAACTAATCCTTTTATATTTGGTAATTATAATTTTATAAAGATCAATGACATATACGAAAATGGTTATCCACATACAAGAGAAAATATTATATTTATCCCACGGCTTTTTTTTGCAAAAAACATTAAAGAAAAAAAAATAATATTATTACATGAATGTATTCATATATATCAACGATATTATCCAAAAGAAACCGAATTTATTTTAAATGCATATCAATTTTATAAAGTTGGTAATTTTAAAGATTTATTTCCAGATAAATATATCATGAGAAGATCAAATCCAGATTTAGATGACAATATATGGAAAGATAAAGATGGTGTTTTAATGTTTCCAACATTTAATTCTATACAGCCCAAAAATATGTCTGATATATTAAACCGTGATGATAGAGAACATCCATATGAATGGATGGCATATACATTTAGTAAAATATTAAACATTACTTAAAAAAAGTATTATATGCCTAATGTTTCTTTTTGAATAAGAAAATCATAATAATTAGAATTTCCATTTGTTATTTTTATCCAATTACTATCTTTTAAATCTTTAAATTTAAATGATGATTCTAATATTGATACAAATTCTTCAATATGTGTATCTTTATTTTCACGGCATTGAACTATATATCCCTTAAGTGGGGGGCTAATATTCATTATTCCAGTACCGGCGCCATTTCCAATCAATAGATCTTTTAATGCGATATAATCAGTATTTGATGGTGTAAGCGATCTATCAAAATCTATTAATCTAAGATACCCATCTCTACCAATCATCATGTTATTAATATGTAAATCTCCATGTGTAATACTTAAAGATTCTAAATAGGTCAATGCAAAAATTAATTGAATTATTAGCTGTTTCATATTTATATAAAAAAGTGGTATGGAATAACATAATTCTAAAATACATGTAGAAGAATTTGCTTTAAAATATTTTACAATAAATGGATGATTTAACCTTAATACAATTTCTGGACTATCACAGCAATTATGCTTGAATGCATAATGATAATTCAAATTAGATGATAATGCACAAGTTTGAACTATTGAAGAAACACCTCGGCCTAGAGTAGATTCACTGTCATCAACGATAACAATAGTATTAAATGCATTTATTTCTGGAACTATACCATGACCATATCTATCAGAGCAATCAAATAAATTATGATCTCTTTGTGCTCTAACATATAAAACAAATGCATCATTAAGTGATGTAAAAATTTGTCTAATAAATTCTACAGATTCACTTTCCCATAAATTATTTGTTATTAACTGTATAATTTTAAGCCTATCTTCAATTGTATATGATTTAAATGTAAAATTTATAAATTCAATTAATTTTAATTTATAAAAAGTACTTTTTTTACTTGATATTGAATAGCTATTAAGAACAATTAAAAATTGATATAAATTATAATTTGTTATAAAAAATGAAGATAAAAATTTGCTTATAAAGTTAAAAATTAACCCACTACTGTCTTTAACGTTAAATAATGGACTGGTTACATCACTGGTTACATCACTGGTTACATTTAATTGTGTGGGAAGTATGTCTGAAACATAAATAACATCATCAAATCTAAAACTAATTATATCATAATTTTCATCATATACAATTTCAGTACTTTCATGATCTTTTTCTAGATCAGTAAAATATGTGTAATTTATTTGATTATACTCATATTTGTTTGTTATAGTGTTAAAATGTATATATTTTTTTATATTATCAGATAATACTCTATAGCCTGAGCTTAGTCTTATAATCATATAATATGATAACTCATCAATATCCGGTACTAAAAAATCTAATATTATAATTATTTCATATAAATTTGACGATACAATATTATACTGCACAACTGAAGAGCTGGTATCAGTACTCCCATTATCAATAAAGGGTTCAATGTCAAATATAATTCTATCATCATTTATTGGCAAAAGTTTATATTCTAATAATATTGTATCATCCATTTTATTATATTTTAATTCACTTAATTTTATATTTTTTGGTATCTCTTTTGTTAATGATTGCTCAATGCTACTATTTGGCACCATTGTATTTCGATTAATATCTAAATATTCTTTAGATACTAAATTTAGTTCATTTTTACCAATTGTTTTTTGATAGGTTAATAAAATATAACATGGTGAAGATAAATAAAATTTTTTTATGAAACAAAATTGAATTATGCTTGAATTTAAAATAATAGCCCTATCGGTGGGATTAAAAAAATTATGTTCAGAATGTGTTATCTCATCAATAACTATTTCAGGTATCTGATATATATCATTGCCTAAGTATTGTATAACTTCATCAACCGATGGTCTAGTTAGTATTTCTGGTATAGTTAGCTCAGTACTAGTTAATCTCTTAGGGCTAGTATATTCACTTTCCATACCACCATATTTTTTAGTATTTTTAAATATTAAACATATATTTATAGCCAATAAAATAACTAAAATTACTAATAGTAATAGTAATATTAATATCATATTATTAGCCATAGCTATATTAACCAATATTTTATTTAACTAATATTAATTAAAATATACATTTAGTAAAATGTAAACATTACTGCAATTTAGTAAAATATAGCACCTTCACGAATTGAAGCGCCAAGACAATGATATGCCTCATCCTTTTCCATTTCTTGATTTATTTTTTTTTCCACCCATTTATTATATCGCTCAGGCGTTATTTTACCATTTTTTAATCTTTCCAGCATTTGTTCTTCTTTTTTTTCTTCTGCGTCAAGTTTTTTATCAATTTCTTTATCCCATTGTTTTATTTTTTCATAATGGTCTAATTCTTCTTGATATCTACGGTCAGTGTCCTCACCTCTTAATTTATAAATAAATTCGCAATCATATGGCTTGTCATTATCATACTACAGCCTAGCCATTTGTCGCCATATGTTTCCCTTAAATATCTAGTAAACATTTTTTGATTTGTTTTATCTTCCTGTAATGCATTAATTTCATCATTAAATTCTTTTAAATTTTTTATATAATTTCTAATAAAATAATTCCATTTATATCTACCGTCAATTTTTTTTTCTAATTCTACCTCTACATAAAAATACCAAAACTCATGACGTTCTCTTTTAAGCATTATAATAAAATAATCAAAACCATTTTTTAATTTTTGCAATTCGTTTATTATGCTCTTCATCAATTTTGCGTAAATTTTCTTGTGGAATATTTCCACGCACAATGTTAGCCCAACTGGCCATTTCTTGACTGTATTTAGTTTTAAACTGTATTTAGTTTTAAACTATATTTAGTTTTAAACTATATTAGTTTTAAACTATATTTATATACTCTTAAATATCCAAATAATTCAAATATATTTAGTTTTAAACTATGCTTTTTTTAAACTAAAGATATGTTAAATAATTATTATAATACAAGTGTATAACACAAGTGTATAATTATAAGTGTATCAAAATGGAAAAATATAATGAAGAATTAATCCCGGATCCATTTGGATTGGTGAATGTTGGGGTAATATGTTATTTTAATAGTTTTTTACAGATATTAAGTGGATGTTCTTCATTTACTCATATGGTATTGACAAATAAAGGTTATATGTATCAAACCAATACTGGAACCGCAATGTATAATTTTGTCTTTACATATACATATAATCCATCTGAAGTTTCAAATTATACAATTATTATATTAAAGGCTCTTATAGGAGATTTAAAAAAAAGACGACCCGCTATTCAATTTGGCCACAGTCAAGAAAGCGCCCATGAGGTATTTATATTATTATTAGATATGATGGAGCCAGAAACGGTTGGTGGCGCGTCTGAAATCGGCGCGTCTGAAATAAGCGCGTCTGAAGTGGGCGATACGCCATCATCATTGATCTCATCCATTTCTAGCCCAATAACAAAATTATTTTTGCATAAGTGTGAATGGAATACAACTTGTATTCGATGTAATAAAAATCTTTCAAAAAAAATTGATTATGGTGTTATATTTGACTTGCACCATATTGATGACAGATCAAACATTGAATATATAAAGGCATCATTAGGTGGGGGGCATGTAGAATTTTCACCAAAGATATTCTCAAACTTAATCAAACATCATATTTCTAATGTGGAAGGATATTTTTGTGATGTGTGTAATAAAGATGATAAAGTATATAGAATCTATAATTTAAAAAGAATTCCTGAAATTGTATTTTGTTCATTTAATATATATTATCAACAAACAAGACAAGCAAGATATTTTCCCCCATATTTAGAATATGATTCTACAAATAAAGAAAAAATGAGTTTTAAATTAATTGGACAAATTGAACATAGTGGATCATTAAGTGGTGGGCATTATTGGGCAAAAGCATTGAGAAAAAATGGAGATGTGTTTGAATTAAATGATATGAGTATATCTAAGTCTGAATTTCAAAGTTCTCCAAGAACATATATGATAATATACCATCTAAATTCTTAAAATTGAATTTTGAAACCTTAATAAAATTGAATTCTTATTTTTTTACAATTTAATTTTTAAAATTAAATTTTGGATTATTCATTAAGTCTTTAGCGCCAACTTCAGTAATAAATAGTGCATCACTACCTTGAGAAATTGGTTGAGGCCTTCTCAGTCCAACCCAACTTAAACTATTTGACATGGCTTCATCAATATTATCTATTCCTCTTGCGGTTCCAGACCATGGCGCCATTTCATTCGCCCATTTTAAATGATTTTGCATAGTTCTTTCATCAATGACTAGACTATCTAAGTATTTAGAATAGTCCGATGCTGGCGTGCTGGATACTAGACTTGATCCAAAATCTTTGTCTCTATATTCAGTAGAATTATTTCTATTTGCCATATATAATTCTTGTTCGGCGCTACTAATTTTGGCATTAATCGTACTATTATCTCTTTTCATCTGTCTCATATCACGATTTAAACTTCTATCTATTCCTTTAAAATCTCTATTTATTTCATGATTAATTTTTTTGTTATTTTCAAATAAATCCACATAATTATTTGGTACATATTTTTGGTCATATTGATTTCCAATATAGTTATAAAAATCTTCACATACGGTATCTTCACCAAATCCAGTACAATTTTTATCTGGAATGGTTATATTGTTTCCACCATTTTTAGGATACACAAAATTAAATAATTCGGGATCTGTATTAGATCCTTGTAACATATCAATATTTTTATCCATTACTGATTTTTTCCACATGTTTTGTGCCTGTAATGGTGGTGGCACATGTTGCACATTTGATACAACATTCTCCATTCCATTATTAAATGTACCTTTATTTCTATTTTTACGATTAAAAAATCCGTTCTTACCTCTATAATATCTTACACCATCATAATACACATAGTTTTGCTGTCCGTTATACCCATAAAAGCATGCACCGGCAATAATTATAATAATAATGATCACCAAAATAATTATTATACAAGTTAGCATTTTTATTGTACTTTAAACAAAATTAATTTTTAATATAATTATATAAAAAAAAATATAATATATTCAAAAAAATATAATATATTCAAAACTTAAATATTACATTATGATTAAAATGATATATTAACCTATGATTAAAATGATATATTAACCTATGATTAAAATGATATATTGCCACATACTTTAAGGCTTTCTGATTTTAATGTTGGATAAAATTCCATTGCAGATGTTTTAATTGATAATTTAATATCTCGCATGGATGGTTTAATATCATCATTTGTAATAGTTTTTTTTAATTTTTCAAGATATTGCTTTAAAAATTTTATACATATTAAATTCATATTAATCCCAAACATTTTTGATAAATTAGATTTAAATGATAATAATATTTCTTTATCTATATCATCTATAACATCCATAAAAGAAATTGGGATTTCATCGCAGTTGTTGCCATCAACTTTATCGCAGTTGTTGCCATCAACTTTATCGCAGTTGTTGCCAGTTAATAACTGTCTTTCTTTTTTTACCATGCTTTCAATAATGGAATCATATTTAATGGCCATTAAATTTATTTTATGGGCATTTGTTTGAAATCCTTCAATAACATTAAAATGTTGCAATATTATTTTATTATCGGTTTTCATAATATTATCAACAATTGCGCCCCATTTATATAATTTTTTGCCATTGATTGCGCCATTTTCATTTTTTAGCGCCTCACATGAAATAAATTGATTGCAATAGTATTCAATTTTATGTAAATAATGTTTTTCAATATACTCATTTATATTGGTGTTTGTATTATCATATAATGAATTTATGTCATATATAATATTTTCATAATTGATAAATTTGCCATGGAATATATTAGATACAATTGGTGGTAATTCTTGTTTTGACTTTTTAATGGTGATTGAAAATGCCTTTTTATATAAAGTCCCAATTTGATCTAAGTTAGTATTGCATTCTAATGATTTAATAAAATTTTCTAAATATTTTTTAGCAGAGTCTTGTGTGTACTTATCAATTTTTTTATCATCCATTTGTTTGCTTGCAATAATATCCTTACTAGGATAAAAAGCATCATCATAGTTAATAAACCTTGCGCATATTCCAATAACATAACTTTTAATATAAAATGCAATATCAATTGGAATCTGTTTTAATTTTGCAACATTGGCAAATTCCATCCTATCACCAACTTTAATTGTCTTTTTACGACCATGTATATCATACATATCCGATGGTGAATTCTTTTGCACCAAAACATAATTAAATCTTTCCCCGGCTTCTGGTAATTCATATAATATATCATTTGCGACTTCACCCATAGATAATCTCTTTTGATTTTGTTTATTTTCAATATCAAAATAGACTTGCATTCGTTTCATAAATACATGAACAGATATATTATTCTTATTTGGGCGCCAAGATGCACTTTTAATAAAGTCTTCAAATTTCCATTGTTCTTTATTATTAACCGCATCCGATACAACATGCTTCACAATTTCATGGACGGTCTTTGTATTTGAAATGGACATACTCTCCCACATAATTTTATTCCCAATGGTTTTGGCAAGTCCAGATTGGCCTTGCTTAATAATATCAATGCCTCTAATAAATAAATGATTGGGTCTGAAATTCACTTCATTCTCATGAGCGATCCCATAATACTTTTTCTTTCCGGTAAACACAACAGGATATAAGACTTCCTCATATGCCATCTTTAAATATTTTGATCCATTGTCTTTATATAAATGATCATTTACTTCGTTCTTTAATGAATTCATAACCCGCATAGTAATCCTAACCATTGCCGACCAATATTCCTCTCTATTTAATTTACCATCAACGAAATCTCTATCACATTCGGTAAAGTATTTTGCGGGTGGGACTAAATATAATGAATCAGTATCGCCATACTTAATAAAGAACCCTTTCTCCTCAGTCACAAACTTTGCGACTAATTTAATGTTATGTTGGCCAGAAGAGGTTACACCACCGGCCAATTCCAATAGAAAGAATGGAGATAATGGATTCCCCGCCTCGCCATAAAAACTATTCATATATACTTTAATGGCGTTCTGTTTCACATTGGCGCTATTGCACTTAAACAATGCATCCTCATAATATTGCTCCACCTTTTGAATAAATTCTTTATCTCTACTGGCGGTATTCACAATAATATTATCATATGAATTCATGTTATTAGTGTCTGGATTCATGCCATAAATAATAATATGATTGTCTTCAACTGTGTCAAAATCTAATATGGTTTCCAATATAGATAGTTTTTCTTTTAGGTTTTTCATCTTTCGTTTGTTATCTTCTTTCTCCTCTTCTAATGTACTACCCGGAGAAATAATGATTTTGTCATCTGTGACGGATTGAATATCTGAGATTTCTGTCATGGTCTCAGATCGCATTTCATAGATGGCATCTTTAATAAATAATTTATAATCCGGTTTTATTATAGATTGGTCACTAGCTAGTTTTTTTGCATTCCCAAAGACCGCATCCATAATTTCCTTAATTGATTTATATTTGGCAAGGATCTTTTTAACCTCGGCTCTTTTATTAAAAAGATCAATTAATACAGTTGGATATAATCCAATATTGGCCTCAATATTATTATGCATAATAGAATATGCCTTTACAATCCTATCATTATATGGGAATTCAATATTATAAACTGTATATCCAAGTTCCCTAAATTTATCCGCGACTTCTTTATTCAATATTATTTTCTCTGGGGATAAATTATATGCCATAATCAATGATGGATACAATGAAGAAAAATCCAATCCGGTAACTGGGCGATCTTTCGCAAATGCCAAAAATGCTCTTATTAAATCCAATTCTAATTGTTTTATCTCCTCTAATATTTCTTGGTCACTCTCACTCTCACTGCATAGAGGTCGCTCTTGAATATTGCTAGTTAATTCTCTGCGTAGAGGTTGCTCTTTAGGTTGATCATTAATATGTTGATCATTAATATTGCTAGGCAATTCATCAAAATTATTACATATACGTTGATATTCATCCTTGCTTCGATTTTTATTTCTTTCTATTGTATACCTTGCATCTATTAATTTTTTTGAAATATATTCTATATTTAATAAATGATTGGGATTGGGCGTTAACCCTTTATCTGGGGGGAATACAAATGCGCCCGGATATTTACCGCTTTCAAATTGTGGCTTTGGGATCATACTAATTAATATATTTTTCCTATTTGCATATGCGCCTAATAAATTACAGACTCGTTTTCCATTGGCGTAATAATGCGCATCATACAATGTCATATATGCCAATGATGTAAGTTCTCTCAAATCATTAATGACTCCACGCTTTACCATTAATTCTTGACACCTTAGTGCATCAATAACACAATAATGTGCAATGTGTCGCATTCCTTCACTTGCGTTCATTTCATTCATGCCATTCATTGCGTTTTTGTAAAACGTCCACATTTTTTTCATGGGCATATCTGCTTTACCACCTAAATTGCAAATATCTAAGAAATATTTTAATGAGGTCTTTTCAGCCTTTGGATATAATTTTCGGAGACAAACTCTTACATCAATCATGATACATCCGGTAATTTTTAAATAACTACAATATACGGTTGTATCTGCCCCGGTAATCTTTACTTGTTGTTTATACATATTATAAAAGCTTTGAATTGAACTTAGCGATTGTGGTTGATGTGTAATCGACATCCTATTCCACATCCAGTCTAATATGTCAAATTGTTTGGCTTTCTCTATTACAAATGGCCAATCATAATCACTATCATTAAATCCACATAATATATCCGGTCGAAACATCTCGAAACATAATGCAAAGGCTTTAATAATATTTTTAAATGAATTGTTTTCATCTTTGGATATACTACTAATATTACCACCACATATGATGGTTATCCATCTATCATCAGGCTCGGTTTCATAATCGGTGATGCATACTTGATATAATGGTGCAACTTGATCTTTCCAATGTATTGTTGCGCATATCATGAATGCATTATCTTCTTTATGTGTCGCCATTGGCAATTCTCCCATATTGCGTTTGCTATATGTTTCAATATCCCAAGTCATAACTAATGTTCGATCTTTTATAAATAATTTACTTGATTGTTTTGTTTCTTGTGATATTGTCTTAATGTCATTTATATCCGCAACAATTTGTGTTAAAATTGGCGCGCCATTGTTTATTTCTGGCTTGCCATTATTTGGATACTTGCCATTATTATTTTGCTTGCCATTATTATTATTTTGCTTGCCATTATTTTGCTTGCCATTATTTTGCTTGCCATTATTTTGCTTGCCATTATTTTGCTTGCCATTATTTTGCTGTTTATTAATAACGTTATTAATTTCCATCCAATCACTTAATAGCAATCCATATTCTCTTGCGACTTTTCTGTGATAATTATTTCTGTCATCAGAGGCGGTCTCAAATCCGGCATTTAATACAACGGTAAGTGTTTTCTTTCTATTCTGTAAATTTGCATTAAATACTCTTTTAAATGTTACAGGCTCTTCATTAAATCCACGAATTGGATATGCTTGAACATCATCAATGTATGAATCAGAAGATTCAGATATAATTAAATTTGTTAATATCATGGTAAATTGTTCATTTGACATACCCTTTGGAATCATAACATCAAAATATGGAATAACACCATTAATGGTTAATTCTGTCTTTGTCCCATCCAATGTAAATCCATAAATAACCATTACATATTTACCAAATGATAATTTATCAATAATGTCTACTGGCATAAAATAAATAGGTGGGTTAATTAAATTTAATGGATTCATATCTACTGGATCTAAATTAATAAAATGGTCTCTATTTGGGATATAATTAAATTTATCCAAAAATAAATGTTTTATATTCTCATCGCCGGTATAGTAAATTTTATTATCTTTTAATGATTTTATCCCCAAACTATCATCTGGGATATATTCATCTTGAATTGGCTCGTCGTCCGTCGCATCTATGCCGTCAGTCGCATCTATTGCATCATCTAATATATTATCAATATCACCACCTTCAAGAATATCACCATCGTCAAAAATAGGGTCAATATCTGCCATTATTTAATGTAGATACTAAATAAATACTATATATTATAATATAATATGCTTTCAATTATAAAAAAAAGAGGGTATAATAGCCTATAATAGCCTATTCCATGGGTAAGAGATAATTTGTCCATGCCCCATTTTGATAGATATAATATCGCCCACTTACTGGATTTACGCTATTGATACCATCAATAATTTCATCTATTTCATATGTTTCATCTATGAGATCTCTATTTTCAGAATAAATTCTCTTTTTTAGCATTTTTTTCTCATCGGGAGTAAGTGGTTTATAATAGATCTTGTTTTTATCTTTTTTATAAATAGAATCATCACGCTCAATAATAACAATTTCTTTCTTCCCCACAGAATCTTTTATTCTCCAATATATTGTTGAGGCTTGTGTTTCTTTGATGGGATCTGACCATGTCTTTTGTTTAAAGAATGGAATGTTTGACCATTCAACGGGTTGTTTTTTATTCTTTTTATCCTCCCATTCCCATTTTTCCGGAATTAAACTTGGATTTGATTCTCTTAATAATATTATAAACTTTGTAAAAAACTCTTCTAAGTTTCTATAATCATTCTTTAATCCATTTGTAATACTTCTAATATAATAATGAAGACTTTTAATATTAGCTGGACTTGTATATGCAGTAATATATTTAGTGATTAATTCTGTCCCACCATGTACAATATGTTTAGAGCCACCAAATGCAACAGTTGTAATATCTACTATTTGATCAGCACTTGAATAAGCTGTTTGATATTCTTCAATTAATTTTTTTAAATTTGCTACTTTTTTTTCATAACTGTTGTTATCATTTTTTTTTTTAGTTATAGTATCTTTCTCTTGTATTTTTTTAAATTGACTCAAATAAAAATTCTGATTTGTTGTAGCATCTTTAAAATTATTTATTTCTATTTTAGAAACAAGATATTTATATAATTGACTATAATATCTTGTTTTTTCTTTTATTTTATCAGCAGTTGGTAAACCAACTGGTTTAATATCAATTTCATATTCTTTATATAATCTATCTAAATTTATAAAATTATTATTAAATTTAGATAGATTATCATCTAATTGTGTTTTTATTTTATTTATATCTAATTTTTTACCACTAAAGGGATTTACTATATTATCAATATTTGATTTATTATCCAATTTTTTCCACTCATTGATATATTTGTTATATAATTTAATATATTTATCATATTCACTTTTAAAGTTGTCCATATTACTTATGTTTGTATTCATATCAGTTATTTTTGCACTATAAATAGGATTTACATTTTTATCTATTTCTATTTTATATATATTTTTATCAACTATTTTTTTTGCCATATCTGTATCTCTACTTGTAATATCTTTTTGAATATCTTCAATTATATCTATCTTATCTATTAATTTATTTATTACATTTATTGTGTCAGTATAGCCTTTATCAAATGTGGAGACATCAATTTTATTTTGTAATATTTGTTTTTTTTGTTTTGTATCAATATGAGATATAATAGCTTCAATTAATTTATTTGTATATTGGGCTTTTGATTTTGATATAATATTATTTATTATTGACTCGTGACTATTAAATATAGTTATTTTTGCCAAACATTTTTCTAATAATGGTTTCAATATATTATATATATCATTAAAATAAGATTTAAAAGTGTCACCGTCAAATGTATTATCTATCCATTGTTGTTTTAAGTCATTAAATATTATTATATTGTCTTCAGTATCAGTGTCTTGTTTTAATGTATGGTTTTTAGTTAAAAAATCAGTATATGATATTAATAATTTATCTATTTCTATAATTCTATTATTTATACTAGTTATTATACTAATAATATTATCAATATTATTCCATTTCTTTGTGGTGGTGTTATCATGGTTTATAATTGCAGTTTTAATTAAATTATTCATGAACATATATATATATTTGATATCCAATTCTGCTATATTTCCTGTCTTTTGGTCTGTATCTTTAGAATAATATATTATTTGTGTTTTTGTGTTTATACTCCCTCTTGCCTTTTTTTTAATATCAAAATATTTTTTTATTTTATTAAATGTTTCAGTTAATTCTAAAAATTCTATATTATTTTTTGGTTTTTCTTTAGATTTTAACATTTTGTCAAGTTTTGTCCTTTGATCACCTAAATTCATTTTTTTAAATTCTTTATAATTTTTAATAATTTCATTTAGCTCACTTGTAATTGTTCTATATTTATTAATTTCATCTAATTTATCTGAGCTATCTGGATTATTTGATGTAAAATCTATTATAATATTCATTTTTTCTAAAATTTGATTTATTTTAGTTACTTTAGAAGAGTCTGAGAATGTATTTATTGTATTATCTTTTAATTCATTTAGTAGATCTATATAATCAAGATATTTTTTATATTCTGCTTCAAACTCAGCCAATGGTGATTTATCTGTTAATCTAGTATATGTACTTCCAACTGAAGTCCCACCCGGAATAATTTTCATATTTTCAAAATTAGGTGGTATCCTAAATAAATGACATATACTTGTCAATGATCTATTTATTATTTCATCTTTCACCACTTGCGGTAATGATTCAATTCCATTAATTTTTTCATATTCTTTTTTAATTTCAGATTCTATAACAGGCATAACTTTATCTATTATAGATTGATCTGTAGGTAATATACCACCTTTAAGAGATAAATCAATATCTGAGTCTTTTTTAATAAAATCATAAATTTGATATAATATATTAAATTTTGAATAATTATTTGAAAATAGATTAAATATATTTTTTATACCTATTATTTTGTTTTTTTTATATTTGTCATTATAAAAAAGTATTATTTTTTGTAAATTTTCTTGTAATAAATTAGTTGTGTACTTAATAGTATAAGGTTTTATTTTTGTAGGGTCATCTCCAAAATAAATATTTCCTAATATATTTTCCCCTTTTGTTGTTATTAAAAATTTTATTTTTGTTTTTATATCATCTGATAAAATTTTTAATTTACTAAAATCTATATTATATTCAGAATAATCAAAAAATAATTCATCATAGGTTTTTCCAGATGTATCTTTTTCAATTTCTTCAATTAAATCACAAATTGTACTATAATTAAATATATGATATACATAATTTTCTTCACTGGATGCAGTTAATTCTCTCTGTAGTGATGGGTTTATATCATTTTTTAAACAGTATGGTAATATGTCTTTGATATTTAATATGCCATCTTTTACATCTGTAGAATCAAATAATTTTTGGGCATTGTCATCAATATCTTCAAAAATATTAACCCCACCACCATAATATTTTTTATCTCTCTTTACATCATTTTTACTATTTGAAAAATTACTTTTAATTGCATTATTTGTATAAATTTTATCAAATACATTACATATAATAAAAACAATTATTAATACCAATATTATTAATAATAGCCCAAAAATACCAATATTTAATATTTTCATTGCTTATATTCCTATTGCTTATATTTTCATTGCTTATATTCCTATTGCTTATATATTATATTTTATAAAAAAAGAAAAATATCTACATAATTATAATATATTATTCCCAATAAAAACCGTTGCGCTTCCTTGATAGGAATATGCGGGTTGATTAAAATTTACTAAATTATATGATAATCTTTCCACTATTATAATTTCAGTAATGTTTTGTTGTAGTATACTATTTATTGAGTATGATGCAATATTTATTAATGGGATATTATCAATTTCTATCCTATGTGGGTAATAATTTGAGCTCATGCTTGGCAAATCTGGGGCGGTTAAAATCGTTCCATTATCAATTAAATCTAATGATCCTTGTTTATAAATTTGCACATTAGATGTTAATGCAACCTCCATTTTATTCTGATTAAGGGCGATAATATTTATATATGCGTTTTTTGGATAATCTGTTAATGTAATAAAATTAGTATTAAAGTATGCCTCTCCCGTGTTATTAGCCTGTGCCTGTGCATATGGAGAAACGCTTAATGCATCATATACATTTGCAATTGTCGCTCCATATATATTGGACAAATATGGAACTGTTTTTAGCATTATATGAGTTTTAGCATATTTATTGACAATATCATCATATAATTTAAGCCCATCATTATATGCAATAGTATTTGGTAATTTAGTTGGGATTTTAATTGAGTGAAATATTTCCTTTGAGTAAAAATATGAATTTGGGGGGTAATATATAGAACTTGATTCCTTTTCCCTATAATATCTAAATTTTATAAAATTACGAAATTTAAATCTATTAAATTTTTTATTGTTGATAAAACCAATTCTACATAATATCATAAATGTTGCATTTGGTAATAAATCAACTGGTAATTTTGATATAATATAATTTTGTCGATCATAATACGTTGCAATTTTTTTGGAACTAGTTATACATATATTATATGTTTTACCAAGTTTAATCTTATCAAAAAATTGTATGGTATTATCTGTACTGGCAAATACTTTTGTATATGAAGATCCCGATTCTGTACCTTCGCCATAATAGGTATAAATATATGGTGTTATATTAAATAAATTAATATCCTTAAAATATTTTATGTTTTTTGGGATTTTAACTTGAATTAAAATATAATCATCTGGAAATACTTCCAATACTTTAAATTTTTCAATCGTTTTAGATGCACCTCTAAAATGTATTCCAATATAATTAACTGTAGAATTATATCCATATGCATCAATCTTATCTGTAAATTTTGATATAAAATTCAAAAGCTTATTTATATCATATATAAAACCATTATGCTTATAATAATTATGTATATCTGGAGGGCTTTCTATTAAATCATGATTTTTTGCTGTAAATGTATTTTTTGCTGTAAATGTATTTTTTGCTGTAAATGTATTTTTTGCTGTAAATGTATTTTTTGCTGTAAATGTATTTTTTGCTGTAAATGTATTTTTTGCTGTAAATGTATTTTTATATAAAAAATATGATATAATAATTATTAATACTAATATTATACATAATATTATCAAATGCACCGCATCAAAGTTCATTACAAATGTATATAAAATATTTAAAAAAAAATAAAAATAAAAATAAAAATGCATTTATTGCAAAAACATGTAATGCAAATGCATTTATTGTCCAATAATGAGTTCTTCTTTTGAGGAGAAGTGATCGTCATCAACAAACCAATAACTACCCTCAAATACATCAACGCCTTTTTTGAGCCTTTCAAGGATTTCTTCTAGGGTATGTTTTTTTGGATTAAATCTGGATTTTGGCGCGGGTCTAAAGTTAAGCCCTTTTAATTTGTCTTTTAAATTCTGTATTACATTAATAGCGGTATCTGGATTTTGCGCAACTTTTTTCTGTAGTTGTGTCAATAATTGTTCATTTTGATTAATAGAAAATGGAATATATTGATAAAATACCCCCTCATCAATCTCATCATACCATGCCTTCTTACGTGGCCTTGGGGCATAATCAACTTTATTAAAATCTCGAATACAATGAATAAGTCTTCCCAATATATAATTTTTTTCTGCAAAATAATTTAATTCTTTTATTCTTGCATAGGAAATATTTTTTTTAACTTGTTTTATTAAAGACATAAAATAATCTTTATGTGATATAGGATAGCTATCGGTATTTAATTCATAATCTATTATTTCAGAAATTTCTAAAGATATTCCATCGACTCTATTAGATGATCCATCATTTTTAATAAAATCAAATTGTTCAATATTGCCGGAACCATCTTTTTTAAATATGCCAATATTAAATTTAAATATTTTTACACTATCGGTTCTCCCCCAATATAATGCAAATTCATCATTATCAATATTATTTGCTTTAATATTAATTTTACAATGTGGTGTATAAAACCCGCCGGATTTATATTCAGTTGCACTATCTACACGAAATGCTGATAAATTAATATCAAAATACATTTGAGTTAGATCATTATTCCAACCATATAATATATTCATTAATTCAAATACTTTACCATCTAATTCTCCATTCTGTACATTTAATGATATTCCACTATTTATTATATCTGGATATAATATTTCAGTACCATCTTCACTTAATATATTTATAGTGTTATTTGTAGTATTATTTTCAATTCTAATTATTTGGCCATTTAATTTTCCATATCGAAATTGGTCATTTTTTAATTTAATACTAATTTGACCTTCATTACTTTCAATTGTATAATATGTATCTTCAATTAAATCATATTTAAATGAAATTATTTTAGTATCAACAAGAGGAGTTTTTATTTTAGTATTATCTATTTTTACTTTTGTTGAATGAAAAGTAACCATTTCAAATATTTTAAAACATTTATATTTTTTATTTGATATAATTGTATTATTTATAATATTTTCTTGATATGGAATTAAATTATATAATTTTGACACTTTTTGTATTTGAAACATATAATCTTGTTTTTTTTTCAAAATTAATGTACTAAAATTATCATCAATTTTTTCTTCTTCAATAGACCAATTTAATTTATTTAATGCTCCGGTATATTCTTTCATTGTGTTTGAAAAATTTTTAGTAATGTCCATATATTTTTCTCTTAATTTTTTTAACATTTCCGAATAAAGAAATTGAGAATTATCTTCACTATCAATTTCTTCAAATTCATCCTCTTCAAGGCCTCCAGTTATTTTAGTAATATCAGTATGGTTACTTCTAGTGGCTCTATTATATAGTCCACCTTTTTTAAGTGCTTTATTTTTTTGTCTTAATATAGAAGTAGTTCCATCTGGAAGAGAATTTAGTGAATCAATTGACAAATCATCGTTAAAATTTACAGAATACATTGCAGATGATGGATCTATTCTTTTCAAATGATCATCATCTATAATATTTATATGTTTACTTTTACGTGTCACAGTTTTAGTATATGTACTAAATTGACCAGCGGCAATATCTGGTCGAATATTATTACTTATTAATAAAAATGTTTTTAATTTATCAAGATTTAATTCAGAATCATATTTATCCCTATTGGATAATTTTATTGTTAATAATATATTTTTTAAAACTTTAGTTAATCTGTGATATACAGATTGCGGAGGTTGATCCAACTGTGCTCTTGGTTTGTTTTTAATTAAAACACTACATATATTTTCATAGTCAATTATACCAAATATATCATCATTATTTATAACTAAATTACCGGCAACACCAATAAATTTTTTACTATATTTTTTATATATTATAAACTGTTCATAAAAAATTCTCATATTTATTTTTAAAAACATTTCTTTTATTTCTTCTGTAAAGTATTTAAATGTATATTCAATATATGTTAGCGCTTCAGATAATTTTTTATTATCAAGATCATTTTGATATCCCCAAGAACTATTTAATGGATTATCAGTATTTTTTAAATGTGATAAGTCGTGATCAATTACATAATGCCCTCCATTTGTATACCAGCTTAATCCTATATTATATTCCCAATAAGAATAATTATTATATAAATATTTCATAAAATTATATATATTTATAGGAGTGGTTTCATCATCTCCAGGATTTGATATTTTATGGGCATTAAAACAATTATTTATACAATCAGAAAAAAATACTTCTTTAACAGGGGCTTCATATTCTCCATGATATAATGTTTCTGGGCTATTTATGCAATCACATATTTGCTTAAATGTAGTATTAAATTTTGTAACAATTGGATCTAATGTTAACAAATAAATTTCAACACATGCATAAAAAATTTCTATATATTTAATTATATCTAAATAATCTGAAACGTCTTTAGAAGTTTTCTTCATAATTATATCTAATTTAGTAATATTTAAAAAATTAGATAAAAATAATTCATTTTGATTCAAAATGTTGTTGGCGGTTTCTATTTCAGTGTTTGATATTGCATAATTTATAATTTCATCATATATATGCCACATATATATTTTAATATTATTTTTATATTGATCTAAATTTGTTATAATAAATTGTTTACTATTTATAGTATATGTAGAATTTTTAATTATATCTAAATAATCTTGTTTACTATAAATTGTAAGTATTTTTTTAAAAATTTCTCCTATATTTTGAGTGTTGAGAAAATCATACATTTTAGCATATATGCCTTGAAAATTTGATCTAAGATCACCACTTTTTTTTAATATAATTTCAGTCGCTTTAGTTTTAACACTTTCATCCTCATCTGTAAAATTACACATTTGATTTATTAATTCATTTATTTTTTGATCTCTTGTTGCATCTCCTACTGCAGGAATAGCATTATATAATTTTTTAATTTTATATTTTTTTACATATAAATTTATATATATTGCATAAATGTATATTTTTTTTAAATCATCCGTTTGACTTGTACTTGTACTTGTTTTTAATGTAGTAATTTGAGTTCTAATATTTGAAAATAATTCATTATCATTAATATTTGCCAATTTTAGTATTTTACTGGATAAATTTGTATTTATAATTCCATAGATTAAATTATTTGTTTCAAATAATACATGTTTATTAGTTGCATTATCATAATTATTTGAAACAAATTGATAAATATTATTTTTAGTTATATCATCATCTGATGATATTTTTTGTAATAAATCACTTATAAAATATATTTTATTATGATAAGTAGACTCATAATCATTGGCACGAATTCCAATAACCACACCGACTTTATTTATAATACCACCACCGCCATCATCTATTTCAATTTTCATCTCCATACGGTTATCCATTGTATATTTAATAAAATTATGAATATTAATAATTTTATTCATTTTTTTATAAAAAATTATAATATTTGTAAAATTATTAACAATCATATTTTGCAAAATTTTTATTAATTTATCTAAATTTTTAGTTTTATCTAATTTATATGTTTTTTTAAGATTTTCTATAATTATGGTCACATCTTTTTCATTTATTTGTGTTTTTTTTAAATTTATATATAATGATATTACCTTATTTAGTATTAAATGTGGCAATAATTCTTTACATGCATTAGAATATTTTATAAATTCTTCTGTTGAATATTCAGTTGTACTAGTTAAATGCTCATCACTATTAATATAAAGCCTCTCTAAAATAAATCTAGTATAAAAAAATATTGGATTATATGATACCTCGGTATAATATTTCATTTCTATATATGGTGGAACAGCATAAGAAGTATTATCAAAAATATAATATACTTTATATGTATTCTTAACACTACCATCTGGCATTTTATCCAAATTTGTATAAAATACATTTAAATATTCAAACAATTTCATATAATTTTTACAATTAATATTAAAATCATAAATATCCATTTTTAGCATTTGATAAAAAATTTCTTTACCGCCAATATCACCACCAAATGATGACATAGCGTCATGTAAATTCATATCTGTGCCTTTATAATGTGATTTTATTGCTGGAGTATCCTTAATTTCATCATTAATAGTTTTCCCAGCAGTATAATGTTCAATAAGTGCAGTAATAATTTTATCATGGTCAGGGTCACCAGGTTTAAGCTCTATTTTTTCTTTTTTATATGTGTAAAACAATGATTCAAAATTAAGCCCACATTTATTAAAATTAAAACTATACACATTAGGATCTGAAGGATTTGATTTATCTTGCGTTGAATATCCAAAAATATCATTATTAATATCTTTTCTACTTACATCAGATCGTAATTTATAAGTTTGCAATAATTTTAAAATTATATTAGTTATTTTATCATTTAAAATAATAACATTAGGATCTCCAAAATATATATTGTATAAATCTAAAATTAATTCAATATCAGTTTTAAACCCTTTTTCCGCATTTAAAAATTCACAAAAAATATTGATATATAATTTTATATTATCAGAATTATTTATATAAAAATGATAATCGGCTAATTTAATAATTTCACGTAATATTGTTAACATTTGAGTTTTATACGTTTTTGCCCCATTTATAATATCATAAATTTCATTTGACAATTTATTTGAATCACTATTTTCTATACTGTTTGCATCTTTTGAAATTCCGTCTAATATTAATTGTTTATTATTAGTGCAAATTCCTTTAATAACACCTAATAAATAATCCCCAGAATTATATTTTAAATAATTTTCACCTAATTCAGCAATGGCTTTAAATTTATTTTCAAGATTACCTATAATAGATTTATCTTTATCCGAACCATTATTATAAATTTTATCAAAATATTTTATAATACCAACTTGTTCGTCACTTGTAAGCGTTTTTTTTGGATTTAAACTATCAAATATTATATTTGGATTAAAAAATGAAATTGGCATATCCGCTTTTAAAAAATTGCGTTCAAAATACTCGTCTATTGGCACTTGAACAACATCTCTTTTTCCATCAAGGTTACGTCTTTTACTATAAACTGTTTTGTATATATTAGTATTATCTAAAACATCTATAAAATAACCATTACTGATAGTAGTATTATCAATAACTTTTTCACTATTATCAAAAATATGTTGCTTATTATAATAATCTCTACCTTTTGGCTTAAATCCAAATGCAATTATTCTCTTATTATCAATATTTTCCTCACCAGTTAATTTTGTTGTATCATCTAAGTGTAATAAAGGTTTATCTTCATTTAGTACATATGAACGGCCTTTATCAAAATACATCATCATACTTCTTATATCTCCCATAAATAATGATTTTAATACATTCAAACTTTTTAAATATTTATCATATCGGGTGATACCTCCTCCATACTTAGGGGCAGTATTTGACAATAAGTTTATTTTTTTGCCATTAATCCCACCATACTTTGGAGTATTATATATTCTAGTTGGATTATATAGTTTATTGTCATAATTTAATCTATTGTCATAATTTAATCTATTGTCATAATTTAATACAGATCTAAACCCCACAATTAAAAAAACAATGACTAATACTAAAATTATCAATAAGATTCCAACAAGTGCAATTTTATTTAACATTTTTCTATATATTTATATATTTATTTATTTTATAAAAAAGAAAAGATGCAAAAAAAAATATTTTTTAAAGGCATTTATACGCAATGGCATTTGGGTAAAGCCTTTTTTAAAGGCTTGTCTACGCAGTGAGAGCGACAATGTTTTGGGTAAAGCCTTTTTTAAAGGCTTGTCTACGCAGTGAGAGCGACAATGTTTTGGGTAAAGCCTTTTTTAAAGGCTTGTCTACGCAGTGAGAGCGACAATGTTTTGGGTAAAGCCTTTTTTAAAGGCTTGCTTATGCTAGTGGCATTTATACGGCAACCGAAACAGATTTGTCATATATTGGGTTATAGTCAACAGCCATCCCACAATAATGCACTGGGGCGTTTTTATAGTCTTTACTTTTATATATTCCAGCAATTTCCGCCTCCGCCAATAAAAACTTAAACATTTGCCAAAATTCTGGCGGGTGTTCATTATCATCTATGGCAATGTGTGCCAATTCATGTATAGCGACAAATAATAGAGTATGTGTATCATGTAAATTTGTATTTTTATCTTTTTCTCTTAGGCATAGTGCAATGGTTGAGCCCTTATTTAGCGTAAAACTTGTATCTTGTTTATCCTTTGGAGAATTTTCAACAATATTATCTGGATTGTATCTCATTAGCATTTTATGGATTGCGCCGGAAATATTATTATCTGATATTTTTTGATCATATCCACCACCAATGTATTTATACTTTAAATGTGATATTAATTTTATAATTGTTGCATTTATATCCGCTAATGTATTGGCGGCCTCATCCGCATCTTGAAAATTATGCACCTTATATGATTTGCCATCTTTTGCAAAGACAAATTTTGTTTTATGGGTATATTTTGATTCTGTATCCGTAATTGATTTATTTTTTATTAAATATCCAAACAATATAATTATAATGGCAATAACAATAGACACCACAATAGTAATTATTAATTTTACTGAATTATTTACCATTTTTGTACTTTGTACTTTGCACTTTATATAATAACAAAAAAATAAAATTAGTAATTATATAAAGTATCATATTATAAAGTATACAAAGTATAAAGTATACAAAGTATAAAGTATACAAAGTATACAAAGTATACAATGGCGACAAATCCATATATAAAAAAACCATTATATGTTGCCCAAATAGATCCAATTTCTGGAAATTATATTTGTGCCTATTTTTTTTTAGGGAATGTCCCTAAAGAGGTATTA